AGCGGTACATAATCGCGACGTGAATTCAGCACAAAACCATCTCCGAGTCGGAAGCGACTCGCTGAAACAGCCCGATAAGGCTGCGTAGGGAAGCTCCGGCATTTATGCCGGGGAGGGCTTCACAGTTTCATAAGGCATGATTTTTTCAGAGTCTTTAGATCGTTTCGGAATTCCCATGGAGTCAAAAAGTGAGATCATCGGTACCACTTCGTCTGGAAAACCGATTTACGATGAGCCCGGACACGCAGCTCATGAGAATTTTACTGATCAAGATCATGACGATGCAGGCAATCTTCACGCTGACTTAGCATTGAAGGTGAAGAGTCAGAAAAAACGTGATGTACATTACGAAAACTCAAAAGAGCATTTCAGGAGATCACAAAAACTCAATCCTCAAATGGGCTCTTGGGATGAAAACGGCAACTCTGAAAATTAACCTGCGATAATGTCATTTACGTTCGATCTTCTAAAAAATAATCTTTACAAAATGTTTTGTTTTTGTAACTCGTTGACTCATGAAACAGTTAGTCAAAGCAAACGATGGCCTACAAGAGCAGTGGTATGAACAGGCGCGTCAACAGACGCTTGAAACGATGCCCGAGTTCATTCGGTATCTTTTAGATGAGTATTCTCATGACGCTCAGACGATTGTTCATGCCATGGTTGCAGGATGTTTGGCGACGCTCTCTGCCATGAACGCTCACCCAGAGGGGGATCTTGGACCTTCTCAATCGAGTCAACTCTTAGGGCTTTTCATCCGCAAGTGGGCCAGATTAGATGGGCCTGCGAAGATCATGTCCTGGGCTGCTCTCCTCGATCCTGAGTATGAAGATCAGTGCATGAGGGTGCCTGAGGAGGTTTCTCTTTATCTGAGAAGCCTAGCCCGGCAAGTCTTGGATAGTAAAACTTACAAAAACGAATCCCATCGCATTCATTTGGAGAGAATCGAGCAAGGTGAAATGCCCTGGGGGTTCAAGTCAACCGTGAGCCAACCGTCTACTGACCGTGAGCCAACCGTGAGCAAATCCCCGTAAGAGAGAAAAACACCATGTCAAACTCTGCCAGTTATGAGCAATTCTTAAACCGTTATGAGTCTTTGAAGGCTTTGTATTTTAGCCCAAAATCCAACCCTCGCTATGATGAAGAGGGTGAGGAGATCCCCTCAGCTTTTATGACCAAGACTCAGATCACCCGGATATTCCTTGAGGAAATGAAATGTCATGTGCCTACGCACCGGCAAGACCCCCCCAAGTTTCTCGATGGAAAAGTCGGTCCTTCGTTGGCTGAGGTCATGGCCAGAAATACTCCTTCTGCTTAGCGCAGCGAGTTAAGAAGAAATTCCTGAGTTTAAGCTGCCCGGTTAAAAAATATCAGTTAAACTTTTAGTCATGATCGTGGCTAAAAAAAATTCAATCGAAGCTCGCTCAGGTAGTAGTTTTCAACATGGGATTCCGTGGGGGGAGTTCTCTATCCAACACGAGAAGCTGGCTCATCAACTGCTCGAACGCGGCTGTGAGTTTGCCTCAGTCCTCATCGTGATTGACCCTTTGTATCATGTTCACTGGGAGAATCCCAAGTACATGAAACGGATGACCGAGCACGGAGCATCGGCAGTGGAGATGGAGGCTCGTCGCAGGATGACGAACCGTTATCCCTCCTTGGATCAGGTGGAGGAGTGGATCAGCGAGTGGGAGATTTCCTGGCCTGCTCACGGCAGAGCAGCCAAGGAGTTGAGTCAAAAACAAAACTCAAAAACCATGGACGGGATTTTTCAAGCCTATCACTACGCTCTTTATCCTGAGATTTTGGAGGATTTTAAAAAAACCTTCAAACAAGATTACCGAGGCAAGGGCTTTGAGTCAGCCTGGGAGAAGGAAAAAATTAGGCTCCTCTCTCCTACGCTTCTCAATGAGTATAAGCGTGTGATGAACATTCCAGAGCCTTTCAATCATTGGGACAGTAGAAACTCTTGGGTGCAGTTTTATTTAGTGAGTCTAAGAAAGACCATTCACATCGTTCAGGGTGGATCAGCTAGTTCTTCTCAGCGAGAAAATCATGGTCGCTGGGCTCATGTGTTTGCCTCACTGGGGAATCGAGGGATTGAGGCTCCTACTTTTTGTTACCGTTACGGAACGAACAATGAGTTTTTCTTAGAGAAATCCTATGAGAAGTTTCGGTGCAACCGTGTGGATTTGACAGGAAATTATGGAGTGGAATGGAGTGATACGAAGCACTTGTTTTCAAATCGCTTGCTCTCACTTGAGGGGGGGAAGATTCAGGAGCTCAAAAATCAGATTTTGCGAGACGCTTCAGACCCTTGAGGAGTACCTGGGCAACAGAGCTAAAATCTAATTCCTTTGATTCAGATCTGATTTTTTTTGGCCGTCCTCCTCGCTTTCCATTCTCTCGGGAGGCTCGCGCTCTTTTTTCGCTCTTGATGCGACCGAGCGCAACGGCAGCAGGATTTTTTGTTCTCATGACTCGGATTGTAAAGCTACCGCTAGGTTTTTGCAACTTAAAAAAGATTGAATGAATTCAGACACTTAAAGCGGTGATTGATTTTTACATCAGAACTCTCTCAACGCAGAGGCTGATTAAAAAAATCTGTCGGGTTAAAGCTGAAGAGATCACCCAAATCATTGAGGGCCTAAATCAGATTATTTCTGATTGATTTTTTTTCATTCCGAGTTAATTCCGAGTTTTTTTTTCTTTTAGCCGTCCTCTTTTCAGAGTACAAAATGTACAAAAAAAGTGAGGAGAGAGTGTGATGGCAAAAAAGGAAGTCAATCCTTATCAGGTCAGCCCTGGGCAGATCTGGGAGAACTGTGACCCAAGGAATTTGGGAGCTTATTTTCAGGTGCTCTCTGTAAGATTGGACATGGGTTACGCCATCACCCAAAAGCCCAATGGACGCTTAGGCCGTGTGAAATTAACGCGCTTCAGGCCCATGACCAACGGCTACCGACTGGTGAGAAATGCTTAGGGAGATTCAAAAGTGGTTAGCTCTCAGGCCGAATTATGATGAAGTGTTCTTTGCCATTGAAGAGGCTAAAATCCTCATGGAGAAGGGACATCTATCCGGGACGGAAAATCTCAAGAGTGTTCTTCACTGGGCTTTCTTAGGAGCTCAACTCCCTCTTGATTTCGTTGAGCAACTCATTGGCTTGGAGATGAGTAGGAAACCAGACGATGGCCGTCACGACTGATTTTTTAGAAGGAGTACTCGCTCGCTGCCCCCCCGATCATGCGGTTCTCATCGCCTACGGCAGAACCATTTTTGAGCTCATTCAGATTGAGTATGGAGCCCTGATGATCAGACCTGCCGATGGGTTTAAGCTAAGTCTTGAACCTGCCTTTGAGACTGAGGATTTAGAAGTCACAGGGTTTTGGTATTTGTCTGAGCAGACGTGATTACTCCCACCGCCAAGCATTTGCCTTCAATAAGACCTCGTCCACAGAACATAAACGACCAGAAGAATCATAAGGCTCGTGAGGACATCCTGAGTAATAGGGATACACATGATCCCAACCTACTGAGATTTTTGTTTTAGTAAAGGGGGTATTGCCATCGTCTTTAATCTGTTTAAAATATCTGAATGACAGTGACTCGTCTGTTTGACGCAAAAAGCTCACTTCACTCCCTCATGGCAGAAACAGTGCAACTCATTCGCCTTGCCAGGCAGGTCAGTACGATGAAAACGCTGCTTTCTTGTTACGATATTTTCTCACTCACGAACGAGATCAATCAGCCCTGGGATCAGCCCGGTTACATTCTGGGGGATTTCGCAGCCTTCTCCGAGCTTGAAGCTCGCTGCCAGGATTTGATTTTTAAGAAAGACCCCTCCTCAGAGCTGATCTCCGAGTATGTGATGGATACAACTCGACTCATCTTTTTTTGGAAAAAAGGTGTGGAAAATCGCAGCTTAATTAAACTTGCTCCTTTCCATCTGACATAACATATTGTATCGCTTTTCCTATGAGGGAAAAGAGAGAATGCTGAACTGTAAGGTGTGTAGCGAGATCCATTATTGGGATGATCAGTGCTCGGAGAGTCATTTGTTAGAGAAGGAAGTCAGTCTTCTTCAGAAGGAAGTCGTGGAGAAGGATGGCAAGATTGCTCTCTTAGAGAAGCTTTTAGGCTCAGGCACGGATTTAATGCTCAAGGTCGTAGAGGAGGCTCAGAAGTTTTGCACCTCGCTTCAGACCCAAGGCCGAGGCAATTCATTAGCTCTGGAAGCCGCAGTGCGGGCGTTTGATCAACAATGCAAAAGTTAAAGTGTAGAAATGACTCGTGTCAGTTTAAAAAACGCTGTGGGCGTTTTCAACCCGTCGATGAAAACTCGGCTTTCTTTGAGCCCAAAAACGGATCGTGTGATGAGTTTGAGGAGAGGGAAACACAGGGGGGCATCCTGCGAGGTAGAAGGCCGTTAAAAACCCTCCCTAAATCATTTTTCGTGTTTTCGTTTGAATAGAGAAAACTTCAGGACGCTTTTTTCATTTCTTCCATCAGTACTTCGCGAATCGTTTCCCTGAGTGCTGGATCAATTTGTTTTCCAAAAATTGACTCCCTTAACTTCTCTCGCATCAGGGTTTGATATTCACCGTGGGATGTGCCTTTTGCTGCCTCTTTGAAGGCCATCAAAACATCCCCATCCACAAAAAGAGAGATTCTTACCTTTGATTTCTTTGGATCAAACTCTCCTGGTGGAAGAACGTCTTTTTTACCGTACTTAATTTTACTTTTTGCCATGATACTCCTCCCACTTAGCTATTAATTCATCTTGATGATGACGAATCGCTTTCAATATTTTTCGCATGTCATTTTTGGTAAATCCGGCATTCGTCAGGATTTCAAGTGTTTTAAGATGAATGCGTGCCTCACAGCCACTCCCAATGGCGTGACAATGAGGCAAGTGTTTATGTGAACTCTCCCTTAGCCTAATCACGAGCAAAAAGCCGTCTTGATAGACTACTGTTCCCATATGCTTAACATATGCTTAAAAGGCACTTCTGTCAATATCTCAGCTAAGGCAGCGGAATCCCATAAGGATCGACCGGGCAAACAAACACGGAGGAGTTGCGGTTCGGTCGCTGAGGTGCTTCAGGCTTTCCCTTTTGAAGGGGGATGGATTCCATGAGCGCGTCAATCTCATCGAGCGGGTCTTTGGACTCCTGTTTTTTGGGTGAGGGAGCCACATCTTTGTTTCTGAAGCTTTTTTTCTGGGGGGGCATTGGGTTAGTCTTCGTTACGGGTTTCAGGTTTTGAGTTTGAGTCAGTGCGTCGAAATCAAATCCCAAGTCTTTCAGGGGCTTAATGTAATCGGTGCGAACTTGATTGAGGAAATCCACAGAGCACTTGGAGAAGAAGATGTTGAGATCCTCTGCCTCTTTTTGAATCCCTTGTTCGACCTCCTCAAGGGAGTGACCCTTGGCACACACGATTCCAATAGTGGCCTCTCCTCCAGGAATGGAGAACGCCTGACCCTCTTGCATCATGTAGCGAATGAGTCGCGTGTTTTTACCAACGGTGAGCGGTAGCCACTCGGTTTTCACGTTGTCACACTCGATTTCTGCCCCCCCTAAGAACGTGCCTGTTTCAAAGTGAGAGGAATCGCACCTGCCCTGAGCAATGTCATGAATGAGACCTGGGAAGTTGGGAGAAAACGTGGGGTAGAGCAGTCCCAAGGGCAGAGGTGTTCGAGCCGTGATATCCACATAACGATTCGTTTTGCCGTCAAAGAATGCCTCAACACTGAAGAAGCCTCGGTAATTCACGGTCTCAAGGTAGGTTTCAAACTTCTTTAAATCCTCAGTCCAGATGGAGGCATCCTCACTCATGTACCCTACATAAGAGTTGGAGGATTCAAAGCCAATCATGAGGGGTTTGAGAAAGCGTCCATTGACCACGAGGGCGTCAAATCCACACTCAATTCCCTCGACTTTTTTCTGAATGATGAGCTCTAAGGATTGAGCAAATGGGCCGAACTTAGACTCAAGCCCTCCGAGCATGTACTCAGCTAGTTGTAAATTTTCCACTGGGAAGGAATCTTGGGTGCCTCTCCAGATGTTGAGTTTGACGAAATACTTCCCTGGTGCGGATTGATTGGTCTCCGTCACGGAAAAGGCTTTTTTAAAGAATGCTTTAGCCTCCTTCACCCCTCGCACGGTGTGGGTTTCAGGCGTCTCAATACCGAGAGAGTTCATGATCTCAACGGATCGGGCGCGATCTGCCTCTAAAGTCTCGCCTAATCCGGCTGAGAATACGGCATAGCCCTTCTCTCTCAGGTAATGCCCCAGAGGGCCTAAGCCTGTGTCGGGGATAAAAATCACATCCACTTGATCGAGGTAAGGGGCGTAATCAAGTACCTTCTTAATCTCAGGAATGCCGAAACCCACGGCACCGTCTTGGAACTTAGGAAACCCATTTTGCCAGGGGCAATAATAGAAAACTTCATTTCCATCCGCTCCGATGGCTCGGGCCATATCCACACAGAGTCCACCACTGTCTAAAACTAGAAATTTCATAAGTCCCCTTGCGCTGCACGAATGATCGTGTTTTTATTTAATTCATGTCTTGAATTGCCTGCCAACTAGCATGTCACCATCATTCCAAAACCGCTGATATCAGCAAGCCCCTCGCAAGGAGGGGTTTTTTCCTTTAATATGGCAATCATCGTATGAAGTCTTATTGTAAACAAGCGAGGATTTGGATTTGGGTCAGTTTTCACCTTTTCTTGATCCGAGTTTTCACCGAATATCATTCTGTGTTAATACTCATTCTGGATTTATTTGACTAAACCTCATTCCTCAGTACAGGGTAAAAATATGAGCAGATTGATTTTCTCTGAAGATGTGGATTCGTTTGGCTTGCCTCAGTTTGAGGATGAACCCCTACGGGTAGGTCTTCAATCGTCGCATCAGTATGCTCAGGCCCTTAAAATTCTTCAGAACCTCCCTGATCGAGAGATGGGAAACCAGAAATGTGCAGTTGAGGAACTCAGGCAGGCAGGTCTTAATGAGATGGCTCAGAAAGTGAGTCAAATTTCTGCCAACGAATACCATGATTTCATCGCCAAAGAACTCGCCAAAGAACTCGACGACGAAATCGAAAACTAAAAAAAGGACATGACGATGAGATTAATGGAAGACGTGAATGAGTTTGGAATTCCTGGCCTAGAAGAAGCGAGAGTGAACTGGAAGGGTCTGCTTCAAAAGCTTTTAGCTGCATCGGAGTTGCATCTAGCGATTCTAGCTGGGTCGGCTGACGAGGGAGAAGAAGATCCTTTAGCTGCGACCGTTTCAGAGGTGAAGGCTGCGATGGAGCCTGAGGCAGAGCCAGAGGCTGAGTCTCCTGAAGCTGAAGAAGCTGACGAAGAACAAGATGCTGACGAAGAACAAGATGCTGACGAGGAAAAAGGCGAAACCGTAGAGGAAGCAAAAAAAAAGACATCACTCGATGATGAGGCCGATGAGCTTCTGAAAAAGTTCTCCAAAAAAGTCCCTATTGAAAAAGTAGTGGCACAACAGGGCATCAAAGAAGTTGAGATTGATGGCCACGTTTACAGTTACGGTGGCCGGGAGCTTTCCGTTAGCACCGACGATCATGTCTTCATTTGGAATGTTGATTCCTATGGCGATCGTCATTACTACTTGCTGTTTGACATTCAAGACATGGGCGGTAAGTCAGTGAGCGAATCAGTTGAAAAGGCCACCCAAGACCTCTCTGTAGAAGACATGGCCAAGACCAAGAAAAAACTCTCAGAGATGGCTACTGCTCGCTCAACGATTAAAAAATATGAAGCGTTGAAAGACAAGAAGATGTGGACGAAGCAGGAGATTTTAGGGGTATCCCATCAAATGAGTGGCTTGGACTCAGGCTACAAGAAGGATTCCATGGATGAGGAGTTAAAATACATTCTCCATGAGCTTGTGATGATGTTTGAAGAGGGTAAGACGGTTCAGATTAGCCCTGAGCAGTCTCAAGCAGGGATTGATTGGCTTAAAAAAAACGTCATCAATTCCAAAGGTGAGTTGAGAGACACTGGAATGGTTCGAAACGCAGGCTTCACCGAGGAGCACGCTGAGATCATTAAGGACTTTGATCATTTTGAACTCGTCGGTTTTCACCATGATGAGCATTCTCACTCTTATGCACCGATTTACCGCACGCTGGCTAAAAATGGGGATCACTTTGATTACAGTGTAGCCGGTGGTTGGGGTGGAGCCTCCATCGAGATTCATTGAGGTGTGAAATGTACTTTACAGAAGATGTGGATTCGTTTGGCTTGCCCGAGCTTGCTGAGGATTTTAAAACCTCAGCCAAGCGATTCCAAGATCAGGGAGCAGAGAAGGCTGAGGTGGATCAAGTCCTTGCGTTGTTCAAGGAGTTGAAGCCTAAAATTAAGGACAACACGCAGAAGGATATTGATCGCTGGAAGAGTTGGGATGAGTTTAAGACCTTCGTGAATGATCTTAAGGGAGTCAAAAGCAAGGGACAGGAGAAGAAGGAGAAAAAAGAAGCAGGTGCGAAGCTCGTGGTTGAGGATAAGTACTGGAAGGTTTACCACATCACCTCTCACGATGCAGCGATGCTGTATGGATCAGGCACGAAGTGGTGCATCACGCAGTCGGGTGGAGGCTACTGGAAAGATTATTCTTCTCACAGTGAGTTTTACTTCTACATTTCAAAGCGTTTATCTCCGAAATCACCGTTTTATAAGATTGCCCTTCAGCACGACTTAAATGATGACTCTTATCAGTTTTGGGATGCAGGGGATCAATCTCATGGACATACGGAGCGTGAGTTTTGGGATCAGAAGAAATTAGGGGGAATTCCATTTAAGCTGCCAGAGATTCCAGGTGAGCACATTCAAGCTGCGATAAACTCCCGTGAGTTCATAGATGAGCAGATTTACAATCTATTTTCAAATTGTGCGATGGATACTTATGAAGATCGTGCTTTGGATAAAGAAATTAAGATCAATGGCACACGCATGACGATTCGAGAGTTTTTGAACACACCCAATTTGGATGTAAAGGGGAATTTGCATCTCTATGACACGCCGATCACGTCCTTGCCTAATGACTTGAAGGTGGGTGGGAATTTGGATCTCCGTGGCACGAAGGTCACGTCCTTACCTGATGGCTTGAAGGTGGGTGGGAGTTTGGATCTCCGTGGCACGAAGGTCAAAAAGGATGATTTCAAAAAGCCTCCAGGAGTCAAGGGTGAGGTTCTTTTTTAAAAAGGGCGGCATGCAAAGCGCATTCAGCTTGCGTGGAGATGAGAGCCGCAGTACAAAAATTTCCATCGGGACAAGGGCCATTGTCCCTGGGCCGAAAAGCCCTAGAAGCCCCCACCAAAATTTGGTGGTGGGAGTGGTCACGACTTTATGGCAGTCATAGATCAGGGTGGTCGGTTTCAATCAGTTAGAACGCCTGAGGAGTATGCAGAGTTATTTCTCAAAGAGATGGAGACAATGCCTCCTCAGGAGAGAGCGTTTGCTTTAGAGGTCTTAAATGACTTTCTTGCGGGTAACTCATCCCCTGCCCTCGAACTCTCGGCTCAAAGCATTTATAGAAGTGTTCCCTGTAAGATGGAAGAGTTTTTGAATAACCCATTTTATTTGGGGTCTTTTTCTAAGACGATTTTCCCAATTATCAAATCAGATCTGACTGAGATCTTTGAGGGTGGTTATTCTCAAGCTATTTTCGGAGGAAGCCTCGGAGGCGGCAAGAAACTTCCTTTGTCAAGCCATGTTCTAACGCCTATGGGTTTCAGGCAGATTCAGGATCTTTTTGTTGGTGATCGGGTTTGCAATCCAGATGGATCAGTCTCTGTGATCACGCATCTCCATGAGATCACCCTTGAGCAACAGTACATTTTTGAAATGTCGGATGGTCAGACCATTGCATCCTGTAAGGATCACCTTTGGTACGGCGGCTGGAGAAGGGATAAGAGCGATCCCTGTAAGAGTTGGGACAACCCGAATTGCATTAAGACTACGAAGCAGATCTTTGATCAAACAGAAAAGCAGAGATCTCTGAATGATTCAAAAAGGCTTTTTAAGATACCCATTACTGAGCCTGTAGAGCTAGATGATATCGGCGGGAGGACTCTCGATCCTTACCTTCTTGGATACATGCTCGGTAATGGTGAGATTTCTTCGAGAAGAATTAAGCTCACCGTAAATGCTTCTGATTATCCCTTTTACAAGCGCATCGCTGATGAGATCGGAAGTCACTACGACACTGACTTTAGAAAGCATGGGAAGAATTGCTTCGAGATCTCTTTTAGTGGGCAAACTAGGCTTGATCTGATCGAGGCACTCAAAAAGATTTCACTATTTGACCGTGATACGCAGACTAATTTTGTACCCGATTGCTATAAATACGCGCCCAAAAATGTCAGGCTCGCTATTCTTAGGGGACTTCTGGACAGTGATGGATCAGTAGACAAGTCATCTGGCAAGGTCAACTTTTACAGCACAAACAAAAAGCTTGCAGAAGATGTGCAGTGGCTTGCCAGATCTCTTGGATGCTTCTCTACGATTCGGAAAAGAAAAGGCAGGCAGCGTGAGAGCGCGGACGGCTCGAAAGTTTACCAGTGCGCTGATAGCTACGAGGTTTACATTCGGAACAGAGATAGTTCCAATCTGTTCATGCTTGAGAGAAAAAAGCGGAAGTGCCTAAAGCCCACAAATCAGCTCTATAATACCGTTTTGAATGTCAGACTGGGCGAGGTTGTCCCGATGAGATGCCTTACCATATCTCATCCGAACGGGTTGTATCTGACCGATGATTTTACGGTAACTCACAATACCACAGCGGGTGTAATTGGCATTCTCAGAATGATCTATGAGGTTTCTTGTCTACACAGTCCACATGAGATTTATAAAATATCTTCATCGGATTATATCAGTTTTCCCTGTGTCTCTACTACCGAAGCTGTAGCTGAGAGAAACATTATCGACAAGATCAAGGCAATTGTCTCCGAGTCAGAGTATTTCCAGAAACATTTCAAGCCAGAAAAAATTTCCATGGCTCAAGGAATTGTATTTCCAAACAGAATTATTATTCCTCCCGGCGCATCCACATCTCAGCAAATTGTGGGGTCGAATGCCATGGGATGTTTCGTGGATGAGTCAAATTTCTTTCAAAATCGCCAACAAAACACAGATCGCATGGGAGATACAAAAGAAGGGGTCGAAGTGATCTATGAATCCATTAAGCGAAGAATGGAGTCCAGGTTTCTCAATCAAGGTAAGCTACCTGGAGTTATTCTGATTTGTTCATCCAAGACCAGCCCAAACTCTTTCACTGAGCGTTTGATTCACAAGCACAAGGATGATCCTCGCACTTATGTGAAAGAGCGTGCGGTGTGGGAAACGGTTCCGAAGGGTCGATTCTCGGGTAAGACATTCAAGGTTGCCATTGGTGATGAGACGCGAATGTCAAAGATTTTGGTCGAAGGCGAACCAGAGACAGAAGGAATGAACGTCATTGATGTGCCCGTGGAGTTTAGGCAGGCATTTGAAGACGATATTGACATGAGCATCCGCGATTATGGAGGTCGCTCGACGGTTTCAATCGCTCCGTTTATCGCCAAGCGCGAGAAGATTTATGAGTGCATTGATAAGACGAGAGTGCATCCGTTTAATCAAGAGGTCTGGGAGCAAAACCTACCGGGTGTGGTGGATTGGTCAAAACTCTGTAAATTGAAATCAGATGGCACCTATGAGCCGCTTCATCACCCCCATGCTCCTCGACACATTCACTTAGACTTATCGAAAAATCAGGACAGAACGGGTATTACGGTTTCTTGTATCGGAGGCTACGCTCCGGTGAACCGATTTGGAAAATCAGACACCGAGATGGCTCCCGTGATCCATGTGGATTTTATGATCGCCATTCAGGCAGCTCGGGGCGGTGAGATCATTTATTCAGAAATCAGGAAGTTGATCTATGAGTTCTCTCACCATGGGTTTTTCATCAAGCTCGTCTCAGCCGACCAATTCCAATCCCTTCAAATCCTTCAATCCATGCGTCAGCAGGGATATAAAACGGAGATCGTCTCGGTTGAACCAGCGGGGGGGCCTTATGAACTTTTAAAACAGGCTCTCTATGAGAACCGAATTTCCATGTACCCCTATGCTCCCATCATTAAGGAGCTCAGGGAGCTTCAAAAGAATTCCAAAACAGGGAAGGTCGATCACCCGGCTGCAGCCCAAGGGGGACGCAAGGATATCTCCGATGCGCTAGCAGCCTGTGTAGCTACTCTGACTAAAACCTCGTATGGCATTACGGATGAGCCTGTGGTGAGTCGCCCGAGCGAACTTTTCACTGAGAACGAGGATGAGTGGATCTTAGAGGGGATGCTTGCTCAATCCCAGAGTCTCGATTCCTCCCCTGAGTGGAGACAAAACGTTGAGGTTGATTCTGGACAAAATGTCAATTCTCATCCAGAGTGGAGACAAAATGCGGAGAAATCTCTGGAACAAGAGCAAGGCTCCCACTATGATTGGAAAAGAAATTTTAACATGCCGTTTTTGATGGGTTAGAGGCAAAATGGGAATCGGTTCACAATCAGTCGAATTTATTAGGCAGTTTTTTCGTCAGTCGGAGTTTCATCGTCCGCCCTACACTCCAGCGAATGCCTACGGTGGAATTTCCACAAATGCTCCTTATTTTTCCTACGGCATGAGCTCGGGTTCTCTGCAAGGAATCACCGATTATCTGCGAGTGGATTCAGACTTAGTGGGTCGATACATTGACGCAGAAGACATGGATGATTCACCCCTAGTGGCTTGTGTGACAGGGGATACCCTCGTGCGAACGCTTGAGCGGGGAAACGTCAGCATTGAGGCGTTGGCTCAAATGTATTCTCAGGGCGAAAAATTCAAAATTCTTGCGTTTGATACTCAATCTCAGGAATTCGTGATCGCGGATGCTCATCATCCACGCAAGACCAAAACGGATAAAGTCATTGAGATTGGTTTTAATGATGGTTCAGTTTTAAGATGCACCCCAGATCATAAGATCATGCTGTGGGATCAGACTTACAAAGAAGCAGGGACTCTGTCTATTGGAGAAAGTGTTATTTGCTCTTATGAATCTCATAGGGTTGCAAATTATGTGGTTTCGATTCGAGATGCAGGCATTGAGGATGTTTACGATCTCACGACGGATGTTTATCATAACTTTATTGCAAATAACATTGTGGTTCATAACAGTGCTCTCGACATCTATGCAGATGATTCCTGTATCGTAAATACAGAGAGTGGAAAATCGGTTTGGGTGGAATGTGAAGATGAAGATATTCGTGAGGAGTTAGATCACTTACTTCATAAAACACTTTTAATCGAAGAGCGGGTTTGGGGTGATATTAGACAGCTTTGCAAGTATGGAAATTTGCTCATCGAGCAAGTGGTGAAGGATCGTGTGGGAGTGATTGCGATCAACTCTCTGCCGCCTCCGACCATTCGCAGGATTGAAGTTCCTAAGCAAATTGGGCAAGACCCCAATCAGCCCCAGGAGGAAATTCACTGGGATACGCTGGGATATATTTATGATCCCAGAGGGGTGTTTAAGATTAACACCAAACAGTTTATTGATGAACTGAAGTACCGCGTGACGGGTGAGATGAGTTCAGGCGATAAGCCCATGGGGGTTCAGGTTTTCGAGGGCTGGGAAGTCGTTCACATGCGACTCATGGGGAAGTCTCCTCATTCGATCTATGGGTTCTCCATCACTGAGCCTGCACGATGGATTTTTAAACGACTCCTATTGTTAGAAGACTCAATCATTTTGCACAGATTAAGTCGAGCGCCTTCTCGATTTGCTTTTTATGTGGATGTGTCAGGGGTTCCACCCAATGAGACGGGAGCTTATTTAAATCGGGTAAAACAGGGGTTAAAAAAGCAGAAATTTGTCAACCCTAACCAGTCACAGAAACTTGACCAGAAATATCATGTTTTGAATAGTGAGGATGATTTCATCTTGCCGGTTCGAGATGGCAAGGAATCGACTCGGGTGGAGACGCTGCAAGGGCCGATTTATGATCACATTGAGGACATTAAGTTCTTTGAGAATAAGTTATTTGCAGCCTTAAAGGTGCCGAAACCCTTTCTGACTTATGAGGAATCCACGGCTAAGTCTCATTTGTCGGCTGAGGATGCACGGTTTGCTCGTACGATTTTGAGGGTTCAGCGTGAGTTTCGAAATGGGATGAAGAAGATTTGTAAGACCCATCTCGCTGCCAAGGGGATTAACCCAGAGAGCATTGATTTTGATGTGTGTATGACGATGCCTTCGGCCATCTTTGAGCTCTCGCAGCTTGAGGTCAGGGCTGCCGAGCTTGAGCTTGCCTCCAAGTATGACGGATGGGCAAACAAGTACTGGATTAAGACTCATGTCTTAGGTTGGTCGGATGATCAGATTCGGGAGAGCGATCCTCAGTTTAATTCCGACAAAGAAGGGATGCCTGAGCCGACTCCGTCCAGTGGAGCGATTGCCAAGGCTCTCGCGGGTCGTGGTGAGCGTAAATCCTCCTCTTCTGATTCAGCCCCCCCGAGTGGGGATGACACAAAAGTCGTTGCCACGGATGCTGAAACGGTGGGCTCGCAGGTGGCCTCTCAACAATCGGGGTCTAATGTGATTCTCAGTGCCGTGAGAAGGAACACGGAGAAGCTTCTGGAGCGCATTGAGAATTTGCATAACAAAACGTCTGACAAAAAGTGGAACGAAATTAAAGAGACGTTGAAAGATATTCGACACACGATTGAACGCAAATAGTCTTTCAGTTCGGTTCAAACTCAGTTATTTTACTTTTCAAAGGGATTGGGATGACAGAATCGGCATCTATTCTAGTTTTATTGCTTGAGGATTGGCTGAATGAAGTGCGTGTCATTCGGACCCGGCGTGTGTCTTCGCGTCTGAGGATGAAGCGAAAGCGGTATTACCGCAGGCGAAAGGCACGCATTAAGCGTCTAGCGCGATTGAGGCGACGAAAGCCCAAGGCAAAGAGAATGGCTAAGCGTCGGGCGATGATTCGGAAGCGATTACATATTAAGCCGGGAAGTCGGCGCAGGATTCGTCTAGCGTCCAGTGATCGGTTGGGAAATCTAATGGAGGGTAGTGGCGTGAAGAACACTCAGGACTTGATTCGGGGCTTTGAAAACGTGGTTCAACTCGTAGAGGAGCTCACTCAAGTTCTTGGAAAGAAGAAACTCAGTGAATCCACCGTTAAAAAGGGGATTCTTCGTGAGGATTTCTTCCCGGCTGATTTGCCTGAGTTTAGAGAGGACGCCTACCACTTGCATGAGGATTTTGAGGGGATTTTGGGCATTAAGAGACCTTTTGAGAAGAAGGCTGAGGATCATGATCATTATGCTCAGATGAAAAAAGACGCGAAAGCGTTAATTGAGAGTTTAAAAGCAGGCAGTATTGCAGAGGATGAGGCTCATCAGATATTGGCTCTCATGACGGAGAGTTTGGATCAAGCGGTTGAGACCGTGGTGAAGGAGTCTGCTGAGACGGGTGAGGATGAAACTCAAGCTGGTTCTTATGAAAAGTTAGCTCTTGAGCCGATGATGAAGAAATTAGCAGCGCATCCTGGGCGACTGATCAAGAAGGTTGAGTCAGATGAGGGTGAGTTAGTGAAGGTGATGAAGGCGACTCATCCCTCGCACGCGGGTTTAATCGGTATTCATCTTCATGATCCGTCTGAATCGGAAATTGAGGATGCCATTGAGCAGGCTTTCAAAGATGGATTTGAGTATGTCTGGGTTCATGCTGGATCTCAAGAAGAGGCAGTTCGCAGGCCATCGCGTGAGGCACCGGGTAAAGAGATGACTCCGGCTAAGAAGGCTGAGATGGGCAAGAGTCTGTCGGGTAAGTTTGTCCGCTCAGGGGATATGGAGACGGCCAAGAAAATCATGAAGCACTCAGAGCCTGAGATGCGTCACGAGGCTCAAGAAACCGACGCCCAGATGAGGGGTGTGGTTTTGTTGAAAGACGGTGTGTATTGTATTGAGCTCGATGAGAAGTGCATTGAGCTCAAGCACCAGGAACAAGGTCCGACCTGGCTCAATCATGAAGTTCTTTTTTACGTCAATGAGGATCAAAAGGCAGCCGACCTTCAGCCTGCGGAGTGGCATGATGAGGCTCAAAAAGATCAAGCCAAGGAACACTCCGAGAGTGCCAATCCTGAAACCCGTAAGGTTGAAGAAGCAGATCTCTCCAAGCAGCATGTAGGTGCTCACGTTACTTTAGATGGTAAGCCTGCCATCATCTCTAATGCAGACCCTTCTGGTAAGTTTGCTAAGGTGTCTCAAACTCCCTCCGGGCATTCAGTTGAGTTTAGCTGGGATGCTGTCGATCAGGTCATGAAAAAGGGAGGAGAGTTTAAAAGTGGGCCCAGGGAATCTGTTGAGGAAGCTTTCATGAAGCCACAGATTTTCAAATCAAAAGGGTTGGAAATTGATACTGCAGCAGGAAGTTTTGTGTTCCCTTCTGATGTGATCTCGTACTCAGGTCCAGACACAGATGACGCTCAGGAAATTAACAAGCTCTGGGATCAAATCAAAGACTATGTTGAAGTAAAAAAAGCAGAAGATGTTTATTCGATTAAGCATGTAAATGGATGGTTTGGTCGTCTGTCTGCGTCTGGTTACTTAGATTCGACGGATTATATCTTTGGGGATTCTAAGGAAGAGGTTAAGGCTGAATTAGAACGTATCTATGGTGATGACGATCCAGAACCAACGGATGAGTCCAAGAAGGCGAAAAAAGAAGACGCCATCGGCGGCGGATCTTACCCTCCAGGAGAAAATCCGATGAAGGAGCCTGAAGCTGAAATGGCTCAGACGGAAGACAAAAAAGTTGTTGCCCGTTGGGAGTCGAAATCTGGCAAGCATTGGGTAGAGTTGTGTCAGTATGATGATGGTGGATTTGGATTTAGGTCTCCAGATTCCGGTGGAGTAATGGCCGGTAAAACCATGGAAGATGCTCTTGCTGAACTTCAAAAGAAAATTGACGCTGGTTATTTTCAGCCTGATGCCGCAAAAACTTCAATGAAACGAGTTGAAGGCGCTGACGTGGCTTATGTACCTGGGACTGCTCGTGCCATGAGAGGCATTCCAGAGGCAAAGCAGAAGGACGAGTCAAAGAAGGTTACCGCCATGTCCGTTGAATCTCATCCATTAAGCAAGCAGAGAGGGTTAATCGGCTCTGACCGAGAGAAGATCCGTGCTCTGAAGCCAAAGAATGCGATGTCAGTGAAGATCGGTGAGCAGACTTACGGACTGGAGGAGGAGGCGAAGCCATTTTCTGAGCCTCGGGTTTATGTTGGTACTTATGGCAAGTATAACGAGGGCTCAATTGAAGGCAAATGGCTCGATCTGGAGGATTACGCCTCAAAAGAGGAGTTTCTCAAGGCATGTCAGGAGCTTCATCAAGATGAGTCTGATCCTGAGTTCATGTTCCAGGATTTTGAGGGATTCCCTGAGCAGTACTATGATGAAAATGGGCTCTCGGATGATCTTTGGGATTGGTTGAAGTTAAGTCACGAGGATCGAGAGCTGTTGCAAGTTTACCAAGATGAGGTGATCGGTGGGCAGGCCACCATTGAGCAGGCTCGTGAAGCGTTTCGGGGAAAAGCGAAGAGCGAAGGCGATTGGGCTTATGAGGATTTAGAGTCCTTAGGGGGAGTGGGCGAGCTACCTGAGGAAACCTTAGGTTATTTCCTTCACTTAAGCGAAACGGATATTCGAGTTTACGCAAACGATGAAGCGGATCACCTGGTGCGTGTCATGAGTGACGAGGAGATCGTTGAGAAGGCTGGGATGCAAGATGAGTATGAGAAGGCTCAAGCCGCTGAGGCGCTCTCAGATGAACTTGAGGATTTAAGTGAGTATGACGAGGATGATTTAGAGCGCATCCAAGAAATTCAGGATGAGTTATCCAAACTGGGTGAAGTCGCAACCGTTGAGAAGGTTTTAGATTCAGCCCGAGATGAGGCTCTTTCAGAAATCTCAGATGAGGTGAAAAAAGAGCTCAAAGATGACGCCTTGGGGTATTTCGAAAAGCAGGGGTTTAAGCCTGGGGATTTAGTTAAAAACAATGTCATGAGTTTTGATTATGAAGCCTATGCCAAGGATTTAGAAATCAGTGGTGATTACACGTTTGTGCATCACGATCATGAGGTCTGGGTTTTCTCCAATCACTGAGGCAAGGGGGGGCGGTATGTTAGGAGATCACGTCAAATTCGTGTCCGCTCAAAATGATTTGATAACCCAGAGAAGCCATCCATTTAGCCAGGCCGATTTGGGCAATGTCTCCAGGTCTCAAGTCGTTCACTCCGATGCACGCGTTGATGTCATCGTTAAAAATCTGAACGGCACGCTCAAAGGAGATGGGGATTCCAGGTGGCATCTGACGAATCTCATCGAGCGCGTGAGGAAATCGCTCATGAAAAAACCCCAAGGGGTGTCCCACAAATCGGTTCCCATCCACGCCGTGCAAAATGACTTTTTTCCAAATCACTTTCATAGCTTCATTTTCTCATCATCCATGACAATTTGTAAGTGTGTCAGGAAAGACCCTCATGAATTCAACTAAAATGGTTCAATTAGCCCACGAATTAGCTCAAAAAGACGTGGACGTTGGGCAAGTTTGTCAGCAGTTTAATATTCACCGCGATGCGCTTCCGCACGCTCTGGCTCGGGAGATTCGTAATGGAAATCTTCTAGGGCTGTCGGGTAAAGATCTCACCCAACTGGGACAGAATGTGGGGGACCGAGTGCTTGGAAAAGTGATTGCAGCGAAAGTAGGAAGGGTTGACAAATTGTCACGCCTAAGTACAGCAAGTCAGCTTGCAGATGATCTTGAACGTTTACAAAAAAAGCTTCATGATCGTGTATTCAAGGGGAAGCCCGAGAGTCGATTGGTAAACAAAAGAAAAACTAAGATCCCTGGTTTTTCTACTTATTTTAGGAAATCTTAGCCATGAAGAAAACATTAGTTGATTTAGCAGGCAGTATTAAACTCCAACTCACCGAGGGTTTTGAGGGTGGCAAGCACATCATGGCTCGTGGGGAGTTTGGTCGGGCTGATGTGCCGACTCAAAATCGACGGGTGTACCCCAGGAAGGTCTGGGATCGGGAGATTAAGAAGATTCAAGAAGCCATTGCAGCAGGCAAGGTGATGGGTCACATCTCTCACCCAGCCGATGGCAAAACGGATTTACATAAAGTATCCCATATCATCACTGGGCTTCACATGGATGATGAGGGGCGGATTATCGGGGAGGCTAAGATTCTCGATAATGAATACGGCAGGCAGCTTCGCTCCATTCTTGAGGCAGGCGGTGCGGTGGGAATCTCCTCGCGTGGGATGGGCTCCACTGCGATGGGTGAGGATGGCAGTGAGGTGGTTCAGGAAGATTATCAATACATGACTCATGATTTCGTTGCGGATCCAGCGGTGTTGACGAGTTACCCTACGTTTCAAACCGAAGTAAAGTGGATGGATGCTCCCGTGATGACAGAGACTTCGGATAAGGAGAAGGAAATGAAAATTAAAAAATCAAAGGTTCAACTGGAAGCGAAAGCCGCTGGCGAGGCACAGGATTTAAATCAAGCTCCTGAGGTTCAAAAACCTGAAGAAGTGAAGCAAGCTGAGGCAAAGCTTGAGGAGGCTCCAAAAGAGGAGGTCTCTCCTGTTTCTGAGAGCCCTGCCCTTGAGCAACACGCTGAAGCCAACGTGAAGGCTGAGGCGAAAGACCCATGGGCTGACGAAACCCTTGAGCCATCGGAGCATGATGAAAAATCCGATATGAAATACAAAGAGCTCAAAAAGAAAAGAAGTGCAGGGGATTTGTCGTTGAAAGACAAAACCGATTTGGAACTTGCTGTGATAGCAGGATTAAAGCCAAAAGAAGAGGCTAAGGACGTTGAAGATAAAGTATTGAAGGTCCTAAATCTTCTTCATGATGATCAGCAAGATCCTGAATATGTGAGTCCAGAGTTTGTCCATGGTTATGCTCAAAAGCGTAAAATTAAATTAGCCTCTGATGAAGTTGTGCTGGTTTCCGACTTATACGGGACAGATCAGGATCCAACAGGGAGAACAATTGATTGGAATGAAGATTCAATGAACGAAGCGAAGACTGATGTATTGAAAGATTTAGATCCTTCACATAAAAAAGCCGTGATGATGGCTCTTGATCAGTTGAAACAAGATGGTCAAGAAGCTGTTGTGAAGAAGGTTTTGTCAGGAAAAATGAGTTTAGATGCCTTAGGCGATTGGGCTGAGGATAAAAATTATCACGGATTGGCTTCTATATTCTGGAATAAACCAGGAGTTGACCATGCGGTGGTGATGACGGGAGAGTTGGCTCATCGGAGAGCCGATATTGGGGGAGGAGAAGAGTATCCAGGTGAACGAAGCGATGCCTTAGATGCAAAGTATGATGCTGCTTACGGCTCGAATTCTGATGCGGATCGCAAGTATGATGAGAAGTTTTTTAATAAAGACTCGTCCATTAAATTGAGGAAGCTCAGGACTCTTAAGTTCTTGGATCATCATCAATTGACAGATACCCCAACCTTCAAAGAAATTATAAAGCATATCAAGAATCATGAAGGTGATTACAAAAAGTATTATCAAGACTATCTAGCTGATTTAGAAAAGATAGCGAATGAACCCATGACAGGAGACTTTGATGAAAAAGACGAAGAGATCAAGCAGTATTATTTGGGTCAAATTGCTAAACTTAAAGCCCTTGGTAAGAAGTATGGTCTTGAGGAAGAGGTGCATGAGAAGTCAAAAACCATGTCTCAACATCCTTACGAGGCTTTAGAGAGCATTAAGGCTTTAATCAAACCCTTACTTTTGCCTGAGGATGTAGCAGTCGCTGTCTCTAAGAAGGACGATGAGATTGCAACTCTCAAAGCAGAGAACACGGAGCTTAAATCGAAAATTGAGCAATTAGGTGAAGTGGCCAATCGCATTGGAGCCCAGCTTCATTTAGAGCGTAAGGTGGGTGAGTTAAAAGAGGGTCGCCACGAAATTCTCAAAATGGCTAGAAAACAGAAGCTTGAATCCGTCAAAGCAGTCGATGCTTTTTTAATTGAGGCTAAACAGGAGATTGAAACCCGTAAACAAGCAGAACGCTCTCAGCAACTTGCCCAAAAGCGTCTGGAAGCTCAGTATGAGTCCCGCATGAAGGCTGCTGAGGAGAGGTCTAAGAAGCTAGAAGAGGCTCTCCAAAGCACGGTTCAATACAGCAAAGAGTTGGGCATGAAGCTCTACGTCTCGGAGAAGACTCGCGGTAATCCAAACGCAATAAAGATTCGAGAACTCTGCGAAGGCAAAACAGATCGTAAAGAGGTCGATTCCATTCTTGAACGATTTAGTGTTGCGACGAATAAAAACGAAGACTACAATGCAATCAAGAGAAGGTTTGAAAGATTTAAGAACACCTCTCTCGTTGAAGAGCAGTTAGAGAATAGCTCAAATCGCTCCTCATCAAGAAGAAGTATGGATGAGGGTGTTCTTGATGAAATGAAAGATCTGTTTCCGGGCGCGACCTTGGATCAGGTCGAATCGCTCATGTAAATTTCAAGGTCGTAATTCAAAGGAGTCTAAAAAAGGTATGGAACAGCGTAAATTACAAGAAACCAAATCAGATCTTTCTAACGAAGGATTTGTGAAAAATGCTCAGCGTGCAGCTCTGATTGAACGCTGGAATAAATGGCTTCCCATTAAGGATTCTCATGGCCGTGATTCTAAAATGAATCCTTATTCGAAATACTGCCTCTCGCAGCTTTTCGAAAATCAACTCAATGAACTCAAAGGTTTCAGAGAAAAGCACATTCTCGGTGAAGACACCACCACCGTGAACACTGCTCCGTTCATTAAGTACACTTTCCCTCTCTTGAGACGTGTGTGGCCTTCACTCATTGCTCCTGAGATCGTCTCGGTTCAACCTATGTCAGCGCCAGTCGGAGCTGTGTTTTACTTCGAATTGAAGTACGGCAACGACAAAGGTAAAGTTCACGCAGGCGATAAGCTGGTGAAGGATTTCAACCGCAACTACTCCTCTGAGTTTATTGACGGGGAAACCTTGGCCACTGCTGATGGTTCATCTGCTACTTTCTCAGGCACTTTGGCTTGGGGTCCAGTGCGTAACAGCACTCTAAAGGTTCAAGTCGGCACCGTCAGCGGTGCAGATGATGGAGCTGGCAACATCACTGGCGCTGGCATCATCTCAGGCTCAATCAACTACGTCTCAGGCGCAGTGAGCTTGCACTTGGCTGCTGATCCCGCCGCTGGTGTTCATGTGGTCTGCACTTATCAGTACTCATCCGAAGGTTCCTCTGAAGTTCCTTCCGTGAACATTGATATCGCTCTCGTTGCAGTCACTGCTAAGAGCCGAAAAATCAAAGCTCTCTGGTCCTCAGAAGCTGCTGATGATTTGAAAGCTCTGCACGGCGTTGATGCTGAGCAGGAGTTGGTGGCAGGCGTAGGCTCAGAGCTTGCCCTGGAAATCGACCGAGAAATCGTTGAGGACATTCGTTTGGGTGCAACCGGCGCATCGGCTTCCTACTCATTGGCTCCCGTTTCTGGCCAGCGTGAGTTGGACACCGTTCGCGGAATGCTCACTCCGATGACCTTGATTGCTAATCAAATCGGAAAGAACACCTTGCGCGGTCCTGCTAACTTCATGGTCATGAGCTATGATGCTGCTGC